GAAAGATTCGGGGGCGCAAGTCCTCCACCATGGTGAGTAAGCTCACGCCGCGAGATCCGCGCGGTCATCAATCACACATGATTGAAGGGGTTAAAGGCCCACCCAATCCACCCAAGTAGTGCACTAGGAGCCAATTGACTATGGGTTGGGAGCGTGCAGCCAGACTGCGTTATATTTACCAGTGCCATCGCAGGCGCTAGGGAAAACTGCACGTACACCCGATATTATCAGTACGCACTCGGGTTTTTAGTTAAGAAGAAGTGCACTGTGATAGGTTTAGTCCTAGGCGACGCATAAAAATAAGACATTACGACGTAGTCTTAATCGCCCCTACCAAGGACTAATTGTCCCTTGGATTAATGAGAATACAATTCCTGCCCGCAACAACAACACAAACAAAAACACACATTTCAATAAACAGAAAAGTAAACAACAACCTAATCAAAAGAAGTCCACCAAGCAAGTTATTTTGAGGAATCCTCCTCAGATAAGACAGAAAGCAGCAAAAGCGCCATTTCTGCACGCCTTGATGAACCCTTTTGATCCTGAAGTCATCGGATGTACAGTCCCCGATCCTTTTCCGTTTCCCACTGTACAATATCATATCCACCAAACTACAACAGCCGGCCCGCCCAGTGGTTCCAGTATCACCTCTGGCGGCTTAATCTTTTTCCCAAATCCAATCATTTCTATGATAGACCTCACCCATAGTAACAGTTTGACCTCCTTGGCTTATTCTGTGCAGTCTACTCCCATGAGCCCTTACAGCGTCACGGGTACTTCTCCATTGTCTCCACTTTATGGTGCCACCACCACCGGAGCCTTGGCAGGACTGTTTACATCTTATCGGGTTGTATCATGGGGTGTTAAAGTTTCCAATTTGCAGCCTGAGTTAACCGCCACCGGTAGACTCATGTATGCATACATCCCTCTTGGCGACACCATTCCCGCCGCTTCTGACCTTACCAATATGCAAGTATCACCTTTACCCATTATGACCGGTATCCCAGCTGCCGTTCTTAACTCCTCTGCGATTTTAGATCTTCCTACAGCTGCCGAATTTACTGTCGGTGACATGCTGCATGGCGATTTACAATTGTCTGGCATGTACACCAACTCTACATTTTGGAGCATGAAGAACACGATTAGTGTCGCCACTAATGGTACCAATTACATGGGTGATGAACTTAGCATTTTGGGTTCCGGGGTCGTTTCCACCGGTTACAAGGATGACACCAGGTGTGTCGGAGGCTGTGCCATCGTTTTTTATTACGAAGGCATTCCTCTCGCCAGCGGCTTGTCCAGTGCGTTTCAGTTTGAGACTATATACCATTTGGAAGGTTCACCAGCTTTGAGCACTAACACTGCCTCCGTCCCTGTTCCTTCTACTAAGATGAAGAGTAACACCGGCCCCATGCTAGCTGTTGAATCTTCTATGGTTGTTGCCTCAAATGAGAATAATGTCATCAAATGGATTACTAAGGGAGCTAACTTTTTGGATAAACACAGAGACGACATTAAAGCCGGCATTTCTATCATTAAGAATGCCGCCAAGTTCGCCATGCTTGCTTAAAATGGTCTCATATTTAGTTTTATATTGTCATAGGTTGACATTCGGGGTTTGTTAACCCTCGACTAATTAGTGGTTTTGAACCACTTGCGCCTTAAGACTCAATAATGGTTGAGGATCCCCTGGGGTGGGTACCCCTGCTATCTGTAGCGACTGAAAGTCATAACAGAAACGAACAAACGACAATGACAAAAACAACTGGGAGGGAAACCCTAGCAATACACGCCTACATACCCAAGTTTAGCGTGAATAAGCGATATTATAATAGCTCGCTTAAGGTGGAGAATAGAAAACGTAAGTCTGAGTTGGGCACTTCCGTGAGAGATTGGTTCTATATTCTCCATCAAACGTCGTTTATAATGTGTAATATTCGTCACATAATGTATATAAATGTTAATATTTTTGTGTATAATGAAGTTCTTGTAAATAATGTCCATATATATGTCGATTACTGCATTTTGTTTCCCAATAGCCCCCATGATTATTGGAGGTTTTATTTATTTTTAGAGTGGCACACTAACACACACGTGTTACTCTCAAATCTTTCTGGTTCACATGGTGAGTGGACCAATTCAGATGACGTCGATGAGCCTGGACCAGGTGACGAAGCGCCTAGCTGTAACGTTTGTGAGCGAGTTTTCTCTGTTGAGAAGAATTCGCAGTGGGGTAGGTACATTCCACCACCCCCAACAGTTACAGCGCCGACGGGTGCGCAAGTCTCCTGGAACATTGTCTCACATTGCTGCAATTATTCCATTTGTATGGCTTGTGTTATGGAAATTTCCGCCAATAACATGGCGCGTTATAACACAGCCTATCCGATTACGAAGTGTTGCGGATGTAGAGAGGAGGTAGTTAGATCCCGTAACTATTTCCGTGGTTTTCGAGCTGAAAGTGAGTTGCCCGCCAATACCCGGGCAGAAAGAGCGTTAAGGTGTGTTGATCTACACTCACATACATGGGCATCCAGATTATCACGGGCACGGGAGACCAGGCTCGATGAGATCCGTGTTGCCTTGTTGGCTGACGCAGCACTCGCGTCGGACTTCGACAGTGGAAATGAGGAGGTGTTGCACGTGGATCCGGTGTTATTGCCAGAGAATCGTTGGCGCATGCATGTTGGTTGGGAATCCCTCGAAGACGCAAATTCTTTCTGGGAAATTACGCCCAGTGCAACTCGAGTAATTATCGAATTGCATTTCACCGATATATGTGATGAGCCACTCTCTGTCAACCCGAATGAACCGCGCACCTTGTCATCATCATTGGTCGGTGAAGAAGATTTATTTTACACCTTACCGATAGGGATACGCATGGAGGCTTACACTTTGTTTACGCCTCCTAGTTTATTTCGCCAAGAGTACGTTGACTACGTACCCTCCCCGCCTGGGAGCCTCAGCGCGCTTGCGGTCGAAGCGCCTATCATCCTTGGAAATTCAATGCCACCTTATGTGGCCTCAGATTATGTTTTAGATGACCCAATCGACAATTCACAAGTTCCTCACAGACTTGATGTTGTATTGCGCGACGAGGTGGAACAAGATTTGAGTAATGAATATGTGTTGGTTAATATGGGAGTACATTTGAATTCCGATGTTGAGGAAGGTAGATTGGTGGTCTTCACTGATCTGCCATTACCTCCCGGGGTTAATCGATGGCACTCCACCTACCACCCTTCACCACCAATTATTGAAGAACAGGATGATGACTTTGAGATAGTCGTACCTGAACCTGAGCAAGTACTAGAAAGAGATGACGACATTATGGAGTCCGAACCCATCCCCAACCTGCTACCCGAGGTAGTTGAGGATGTCCAGCGGTTACAACGGAGGAGGGTTAAAATATTCCTCCGAACTCCATTTGAAACTAATAATTATATTTATTATTATATCATTTTCTTTTTGTTTCTAGTATTTTGTGTCGGGTGCGTGTTGTTGCGTAGAACCATCGCCATTTTTATAGAAGCCACTGTTCCCATTTTGCTCGTTATCATCATCGGATTAATAACCGATGGTTGGTACACGCGTTACTTGAAGTACATTTGGTTTCATTTGCAGAACGTCTTCAACTCGAATCCGTTCGTGTACGGTGATTTTCTGAATCTTACTACGAGAAATCCAATGATCGGTTCCTTTAGGCAAGGACCGAACATTAACGTCGAGGGGCGTGATTTATCGTTGTGGAACGAACATAAGTATGATTATTACAAAGAGGTAGAGATTTATGATTCCATCGCCACTGAAGTTATTAGGAGTAAACTCGGGTATAAAGTGTCTGAAGATCTGATACGATTTATGACAGATAGTATAGCAACGAAAGACGGTGCGGACGATTTAAATATCATCCACAATACCGCTACATACGCTTACCAATCCGTTTTGTGTGTTAGGCAGGCAGAGCATTTTGTCGTTATTCCTACTAGAGGGCCCGTCAGTTTGACGAGCCTTAAGTGGTGACTGGATAGAAGCGGGGAGGGGCTATACCCGCTTGAAATTCATAGAGCCTACGGAGAGGACGCCGTCCTAAAGGTGTACAGGGATGGTGGTCGATTTCTAATTAAAGGGGATAGGAGATACGTTAGTGCCAACTGCGATATATGTTTCCCTGTTAACCCTGAATTTAGAAACAAAGAATACAGGACTGTTGCTGGGCCTTGTTTTGCGAACAAGTCCCGTATGTACATCAGCAACGCAAATGGGATTAGAGGGGCGACACGCCGCGTCACCTGCGCGCGGGAGCCTACAATACCAGGTTTGCATGAAGAATTAAGACGTAACCAGTATAATAACGTCACATTAAACGATGATGTGATTTGGGTTTGGTCGGAAAGTTTTAGAAATAGGTTACGAGTGTTGTTGTTCGACTTCAACGACTCTGAATGTGAGAAGTCCAGGTGGGCTGAAGAGACCCACCCCAAGCGTGCATTGAGAATGCAAGCTCTGGCTTCCCTCAGAGACGCTGGTAAGATTGACGATGCTACGTATATGCGAAGTGTTGATTATAAATGTAAGACGGGGGAGTTACTCCCTAATAAGAAGTACCTTAGAGCTATTGGAGACATGACCACTCCTGGTTCTATTAAATGTGCTTACTTGATGGACGCTGTTAAAAATGCGTTCAAACAACCTTACACTGTCAATAACATAGATAGCGAATTTGTTAAGACCCCTCAACTTGGTAAACTGAGGTCGGTTTTTGGTAAGCTTAATTCACCTCCTAAGGATGGTTATTTTGCTTATTTCAGCGACGACTCCGTTGGGTCCTACAGATGCATTGATGGCATTTTTAGGTTCAACATGGATATCAGCGCCGCTGACGGTTCGAACTTCGACCCGGTTTTTCAACTGTTACAATATTGCATGGATGTCGATACCAGGTTTTCAAAGGATGTAGATGGCGTTTTTAAGCAATTATTAGCCATCGCCGTTGTAAGAAACCCTGAGAATCGTAAACAAAAGGTTAAACTTAGACCGACCGGGAAGGTCTTGTATTCCGGGTCCAGTTTAACCACTTGTGTAAATAATTGCGCCAACCAATTGATATGTTTACGTTTTGCTAGTAGGTACGCTAATACTACGCTAACCAAGTCTCAAGTGTCCGCCGCCTTGGTGTCGGCCGCAAGAGATGTTGGATATTTAGTTAAGATCGAAGAGTGTGTGGAGTTGAGTGATATTCAATTTTTGAAGTATTCTCCACACATTAACTGCGATGGGGTAATCGACGCCGTGTTGAATCTCGGAGTCCTCCTTAGAAGCTTTGGCACTTTTTTGGGGGATTTTCCTGGGAGCAATAAGATACCTTTTGCTGTTCGTGTGGAACAACACTTAACACAAGTCGTCCGCGGCAGGACGCAATCGGGAAACCATTGCATTAACGAGGCGTTTAACAAAAGATTCGCCTTTAGTGGTGGTAAGGAAGTGGTTAAGACGTATTTCGAAGAAATCGTTACGGGGGAGCAATTAGGTTATGTGGATAGCCATTCTCTCGCCTCTCGATACGGAGTGCGTTCTATTTGGGTTGAGGAACTAGCCCATTTAATTGAGACTTGTAGCGTCGGGCAAATGATATGTCATCCCATTTTGGAACATATTTTTAGCAAAGACTACGGGTATTAATCCACTTCTTCCTGGGTCGCTCGAACCTGAGAGAAGCAATCAACTGAGTGGAAATCAGTGATTAACACAGATAAAATCGTTATCCCGTCGAGACATCGTTAACGTCTCCTAAACCTTCAGTAAGTTTAGAGAATTAAGCTGTGACATTGGTTATGTCGCTGCTAATCTGAATCACCCTTCGGCACTACTGGGATGACGCCTTCTTTTAGGAGGTCGAATAAGTTGTGTCGTCGTAGTTATCTGCTTTCGCTAAAGTGGCTCCTCTGGGGGATTAATACAGAGGTAGTATAATAAG